TGATATACCTAGACAATAAAAAACCCGCCTAAGCGGGCTTAAAATTGATTTTAGGGGTATTTATTACACCTCTACAATCCTAAATTCGTTTCTATTTGGCATATCAATCAAATAACCATCTAAAACGGCTTCTTTACAATCGTATAAATACTCATCCAATTCATCACAAGCAGCTTGATAGCTTAAAAACTTCATAGGCTCGCGTGAGCCGTCTTGTTCGTGAGCAAAAATGTTTTCCCATTCGTTTTTGTATAAATTTTGCTGTATCTCAAAATAAGCCATGATTATTTATCTCCATGCAATAAGATTAAGAAAATAAAGAAGGCGGCAAGTAGCATAAAATCACCGATTGATTTTAGTAAGGTGTAGTTACTCATTGTCTAACCTTTCAATTTTAGTCAGTAAAACCTCTAATTGATAATCAATCACGATAAAGCCGTAACTATCATCGCTTTTCATCTTAATCAACTCGTCCTCACCTGTTGCGTAGTAAAAAATATAATCATCTGGCACTCCGTAGCTATCATAAGGCGCATCATCCTCATGCGTACCAAACGAAAACAATACTTTTCTAATTACGTCCTCATCTATGACATGAACATTTGCCCATGCCCCATGTGGTTTGTTAGGCTCTACCATCATTGCACCTCGCTTTCTATTGCATTATTTATTGAATCTTCAATCAAATAATACAGATCTTGTCCCTTTACTGTATTTTCAGTAGAGCCGTCTATTAAGAAATTGATACATTCATCATGCATATTTAATTCATCAATGAGAGAAAAGTAAACGCTTTCAGCTATCACGCTTACACTGTCTAATTCAATATTTAATGACATAATTTAAACCTCTATAATTTAGGAAATGATTGACTAATATCAATCCATAAGCGCCCATAATTTAATGCGTTATAGGCGCTTAAAAGTGATACTAAGCCGCTAATGCCAAAGTGTTGTCTAATTGCATAATGTATTCACTCGCTTTTTGTGCTAAAGCCGCCGCTTTAAATATTGCTCTATTATCATCACGCAATGCTTTTAACCAGCTTTCAATATATGCGGCATGGCATAATTCGCCTTGTATTTTATGATCCGCGCATAAGTAAGCCGCGCCAATTTCAGCAACTAATTCTTCAAAAGCGTAAGCTGGATCACCAAACCTCTTGCCTTTTACTCTATCTAAACGGTGAGCTGCACCTGCCCAATGCGTAAGTTCGTGAAACGCCGTTGCGTAGTAGTGTGCCTCGCTTAAAAAGGTGTTTTTATTTGGTAACTGTATTTTATCGCTCTCACGATGATAAAAAGCGCTATCGCCGCCATGATTGATAATTGCGCCAGTTTTAACAATGCGCGCTTCACACTCCGGTATAGGATTAAACGGCGTGGTATCAGTTTCAGCGCTTGGTATCACTTCGATGTCAGTTTGAGAAGCGTTAAAAACAAAGTAAGACTTTAATACGTTATAGCCGCCGGTTTCAGTTTCGCCTTGATCGTTTACAGTTTCAGTTTTAACTGGCTTAAAAAATACAATTTGTGTCCCTTTTTCACCTTTTTTAACTTGCACGCCTTTAGATTGCCACTGTTGATAAGTTGCCCATACAGGAGAATTAAAACCGTTACTCATGCTACTCATTCCTAAAAGTAAACGATTGATACCTTTGTAATTTTCTTTTGAGATTAGATTTTTATCAGCCGAACTATCAGCACGCCAGGGCTTAACCCAAGGTATAACGCCGGTCTCAAGCTCTTTAATAATACGATCTGTCACTTCTTGATATACGCTCATTTTATTTACTCCAATTTGTTAGGTTAAAACTATATGTTATATAGTCAGATATGAGAGTATAGGATTATTAAGAGAGTGTAAACAATATATATATTAAATATATTTATTAAATAATTACATTTAATAAGTATTATTTATGTATATATATAATATATATAATAGTTAATATCTAATTATATAAGAGCGTAAATAGTTAAAAGAAGTGGGAGGGAGTACTACTCTTTCCCCGCTCTTTTGAAATGGGGAAAGGTATTTAGTGAGTATATATATCTAATATATATATAGTACTTATTAATAATCTAATTATATTTAGTGAGTATTTAACTATTTAATAAGTATTTACACTATATATGGTAAGTATATGGAATATATTATCAATATATAGTGTATCCCTTTGGAATTTGAAATGGGTTTGACCCGGCTAGGTGGGGAGACCCATTCGCACCTCCCCCCAAAAAAATTTAGTACTTTCTTAAATACAAATATGTGTATATAATGGTTATTACAGTATTACCGATAGGTACATAATATGAGTATGACACTACAATTCAATAAGTTTATTACAGAGAATAGGGATAGTCTCAAGATGGCTTTATCTCATGGATTATTTGAGGAAGCGATGAAGATTGTTTATGAAGCCGGTTACTTGCATGGAGCTGGAGACTTATCGACTGTTCGCATAGAGCTATTGGATCAAGAAGGGGATTAACATGATTGCAGTAGAGAAGAATAAGCCTTTACCAAAAGAGAGGCTAAGGAACAGTTATCCTTACAAGCAGATGGAAGTAGGAGATAGTTTCTTTGTAGATGATACGCCGATGCAAGTGGTTTTGAATTCCAACTATCGTATGGGGAGTAAATTGAAGATGAAGTTTACTGCAAGACGAGAAGGTGCTGGGGTGAGAGTATGGCGAATAAGCTAGCATCTAAAGACGAAGCATTAAAGATGGCACAAGAAGTTTTGAATTTATATTGCGAACAGCTAAATAGCACTTTTGCTAATGATGCACTTAAAGCCATTGACAAAGCACTAGAACAACCGGCGCAAGAACCTGTGGCTATAGTAAAAGTTTTAGATGGATATGATATTCAAGTGCATTGGTTAAATCTACCACCATCAACTGGGCTTCTCTACACCCACCCTCATCAATGGCAAGGATTAACGGATGATGAGATAGTAAAAGAAATAGAACGGACAGATGAATATATGGGCAAATCATTTTTTGCTGGTGTTCGTTGGGCTGAACAAGCATTAAAGGAAAAGAATCATGACTAATAAAGACGAAGCATTAAAGATGGCGATTGAAGCGTTGCTATATGGAACAGACCATACAAACGCAGTTAAGGCATGCAAAGAAGCACTAGAACAACCAGCGCAAGAACCTTTAACTAGGGCACAACAAGTTATTCGTGCAAATAATACCGCACAACCAGCGCAAGAACCTGTGGCTACTATTCAACAATTTGAACGTAAGTGGATTGACAAAGAAGCACTAGAACAACCAGCAGAACCAAGATTAGTGTCATACGCACTTGATGGTTCTACTTGCACATTAAACATTGATGGTGAAGAAGTTTATTTTAACCGTGAACAACCAGCGCAAGAACCTGTGGGCTGGATACCAGCGACATATAAATATAACTTAATGAGTAATGATGATGAATATCCTATTGGTTTGGTATATCACAGTAAACGTGACAAAGATGATGTTGCTGTTTACACCCACCCTCATCAATGGCAAGGATTAACGGATGATGAGATAGAAGTTATTGATGCCGATTGTTGGATATATCCTGCAGATGGAAGTGAAATATTTAATCACTATAAATTTGCCCGTGCTATTGAAGCCAAATTAAAGGAGAAAAATCATGGTAGCTAAACAATTTAGTAATAACTTACATGATACTTACAGTGCCATTAGATAAAATAAAGCTAGTCACATTATGAATCCATATTTAATTACTGAACCAACATTTATTAGCTTTAGTGGCGGTCGAACATCTGGCTATATGTTGTGGAAAGTATTAGAAGCGCATAATGGAAAATTGCCATCGGAAGCTATGATTGTATTTGCTAATACAGGAAAAGAGGAAGAAGCTACATTAAAGTTTGTTAATGATTGTGCTGTAAATTGGAATGTAGATATTAAATGGCTAGAGTTTAGAGATAACGAGCAAAAGTTTGAATTGGTAACTTATGAAACAGCCAGCCGTAATGGTGAACCTTTTGAACAATTAATTATTAAACGTAAATTTTTACCAAATCCTGTTAGTAGATTTTGCACAGCAGAATTAAAAATTAAAACTATGCAACGTTATGCTAAATCAATTGGACTTGAATCAGTTATAAACATGATTGGTATTAGAGCTGATGAACAAAGGCGATTGGCTAAAATAGCTAATAATTACGATGGAAAATATGGCGAAAAAATTGCTCCGTTAGGAGTTGATGGAGTTACTAAACAAATTGTAGGTAATTTTTGGAAATTGCAATCATTTGATTTAGGTTTGTTTAATAATAATGGCACAACTACGCATGGAAATTGTGATTTGTGTTTTCTTAAAGGTGGAAAACAAGTTCAATCGCTTATTGAGGAAAAACCAGATCGTGCTATTTGGTGGGCAAAAATGGAATCAATGGTGCAAACTTCAAATTTATCCTTTGGAGATGGAGGTAGATTTAGAAAAGACCGCCCAAGCTATCAGCAAATGTATGACAACGCACACAATCAAAAAACTATGGATTTTATTGATGAATCTATTGAATGTTTTTGTGGAGATTAATATGACTAAAGAAGTTGTAAGTGAAAAGGATAGAAGTAATGGTTGCTAAAAACATTGTAGAAGAAATTGAAAATAAAAAAGTAGAAGATATCTTAGCGACTGTAGATGATGACGTTAAGAAAGAGTATATGACGCGCATTTGGAACATGACTAAGGCTGAAATATTCCATGAGCTTATGCGTGTGCATGGTGAGTCTGCAAAGATCATTAATGAGGCTTATGACAACATTGCTACATTACAAAATTTAATCAACAATCAGAGCCACTAACATGAATATAAAATTAGGTAGAGAAGCAGTCCAAAATATTGTCTTACAGTCTTTAAATGAATTTTTAAATGAATTGGAAATAGACAACTACGATGATGACCAATTGCTTATAGAAGCACTTAAGTTAGTCATTGAAGCCTATACTGATGACTGAATTTAGAAAGCCAACTGTTGAAGAAGCTGCAAACAGTATTGATTTAGCAATAAGACGAGATGAAAAGATTAGACAGTACAATTGGTTTAAAGAACAGTATGGTGAAGAATTTGCACAGCTTATTAAGCTCACGTTAATTAAACGCAAAGAGAAAAAAAGAAAATGAACTTTAATCAACAGCATTTCTATAAATTTTGTTCAGAATTAAAAATTGAGACTAAAGAAAAAGGTCTCGTTAAGATGGGTCAACTTCTAGGGACTCAAACTTATGTGATGGATGAAATTAGTAAAGGGCTTGCAGATGACATTCACTTCTTTGTTATCCTTAAAGGACGTCAGCTTGGTATTACTACTATTAGTCTCGCCTTGGATTTGTACTGGCATTTTACTCACCCTGGCTTGCAAGGAACACTTACAACAGATACGGAAGAAAACAGAGATATGTTCCGATCAACCCTTGCAATGTACATGGATGGTTTACCTAAAGAATATCGAATCCCCCTCATTGCCCACAACAGAAATCAGCTTTCACTCAAGAACAGAAGCCGTCTCTTTTATCAAGTCGCTGGACTGCGCGCCAAAGGTTCACTTGGTCGAGGTAAAGCTATTACCTATCTACACGGTACAGAAACAAGCTCATGGGGAGACGAAGAAGGTCTTGCCTCACTATTGGCATCATTAGCTGAAACCAATAAAGACCGTCTATACATCTTTGAATCTACAGCTCGTGGCTTCAATATGTTTCACGATATGTATGTCACTGCTAAGAAAGCCCGTACACAGCGCGCTATCTTTTGTGGATGGTGGCGCAATGAACTCTATTCTGTTGATCCAACATCTCAAGTCTATAAAGTCTATTGGGATGGCAAGATTACGCCAGAAGAAAAGGAGTGGATACGTGATATTAAAAAACTTTACAATGTTGAGATTAATTCCCGTCAAATCGCGTGGTGGCGTTGGAAAATGCTTGAGGGCATTAAAGATGATGCGCTTATGTATCAAGAGTTTCCTCCTACAGAGGACTACGCTTTTGTAATGACCGGCACATCTTTCTTTTCTAACTCCCGTTGTACGGATGCTTACAAGAAAGCTAAGAACACAAGCTATGAATCTTATCGTTATTTGTTTGGTGCAAACTTTCAAGACACAGAAGTTATTAAATCAACAGAACGATTAGCCACACTCAAAGTATGGGAACAACCAATAGACACAGCATACTACGTCATTGGGGCAGACCCAGCCTACGGCTCATCCGATTGGGCTGATCGCTTTTGCATACAAGTATTACGTTGCTATTCCGAAGGCATGGAGCTTGTTGCATCATTCGCCACCAGCGAATTAAACACTTATCAATTTGCTTGGGTGATTGCACACTTGGCTGGTGCGTATAAAAACTCTACGCTTAACCTTGAGATCAATGGTCCAGGACAGGCTGTGATTAACGAGCTGCGTAATTTGAAACGTCTAGCGTCCACAATGAATGGTCCAGCCGGTAGGGACTTGATGGAAGTTTATGCAAATATGCGTAACTACATCTGGAGACGTAACGATACGCTTGGCGGTCTATCTAACTCTATTGGATGGCTGACAACAGCAGCAACTAAAGAACGGATGCTTTCATACACTAAAGACTATTTTGAGCGCGGTATGCTTGATATTCCATGTATTGAAACCATTGATGAAATGAAAACCATCATTCGTGATGGCAGCAGTATTGAAGCCTCTGGTCGCAACAAAGATGATCGAGTCATTGCGCTTGCATTAGCGTGTGTTGCTTATGCAGAGCAAGTACAACCACAACTAATTGGTCGTGGTATCAGTCGTAGCGTCAACGCAAATCAAGAGAATATGACGCCAGAGCAAGTACAGATGGGTAAGAACGTAGCAAATTATTTAAAAGGAATTGGCATCTATGGACATGAGCAAGTTTAAAATGTTTGAAGAACAGGCAGAGAAAACAATCTATGCCGAACCAGAATTAACGTTTCATCGAAAACTTATTCCGCAAATGGTGATGCAATTCCTTCCTTCCTTCAATCTTAACCTTGATGACAAAATTTTAGATGTAGGATGTGGTCCAGGCGTATTCCTGCAAGAGATGAAAGACTTACATTACACAGACGTCACCGGCGTTACATTGTCTAATGAAGATTATGA